CGTTTGGTTGATTGATGTTTAGGGTCTCCTCCGGCACGAAGTGCATCAATACTCTTAAATACATTCTTCTTAAAAGTACTTTCGAAGTACTGTTCTGCACGACGCCTAAGATCTCTTGGAGCATTATCTAGCTCAAACATAAAAGACCTCTTAGAGCCTTCATAGTCACATGTTGCTATGTCACACAAATCGCCTCCCTCAATACTACTTCGACTTAAACCCATTGCAGCACCCGCCAAAATAAGCGGAACTTTCCACCAAACTCTCCGATGGCTCTTATCAAATTTCTTTGATTCTTCAAAGCTATAATATAAGTTGTTAATCTCATCTTCAACATCATAGAAGCATTCTCGGCTTCTTGTTAAGAGAGAATTAGCCAACTCTATATCTACGAGCGGGAGAAAGGTGCGGCTATTCATCTGGATACGTCCATGAGAATGATCCACCTTACCAGGTGAAGGACTCAAGCCCAAGATGCTGCCTAGGCGTTTCCACTCCTCATAACATTCATCATTGGCTTCAAGGACACAATCGTCCCCGTTTACCAAGAGACCTTGCCAATCCGGTGGGTTTAACTCCATTGCCATTCGGCAGAGAGCATAATTTGCGAGACATAAGATTGGGAATGAGCTTACGCTCCCCATCAATTGTCCACGCTTTTGGTCAAACCTTAGACCAAGACTCTCATCTTCATAGACGAAACCAGTCAGTGATTTCTTCAACAATTTTTCCCAATTGGGATCAAAAGCTACGATTTCACTGTAATAGGTTTCAAGGAGTTCATCTGCAATGCATTCACTGACCCAACCATGTAGGTTGTCAGTTGCTGCAGTATAATCACCAGAAAGGAACTTACGAGTCGGATCAGGAAACATACGATCCATCAAAGTTTCTTCTTGAGGAGTACCAGTCAATTCAAAGACTGGATTCTTTGCGAGTAGTTTACGAAGCGGGTCAATAAAACTGTTCATTGAAAACATTAAATAAGGTGGGCATTTTGTAATCATTCTAACTTTTAATGCCTCACTCAATGAAACAGGATCCACACAAGGATCTTCATCTACAGCAGTATTAACTGAATGAATAAACATTCGGGCAAAATCATGTTGGATAGGTCGAGGATTAACGATCAATTCGAGAACCGGCAGGCCATCCTGCATTCGCGGGACGTAGCTACCTTTCTCGTCTTTACTGTTAGTCCAAATCTTGCTAGTTTCACTTTCTAGCATCTTCCACTCCAAACGTGGTGCCTCTTTATAGTAGGGGTCGCTCAATATTGTTGAGACACAACCTCCTTTATCCCTGCTGTTGATATAATTAGCGGATGTTGAAGGAACTCTTGGCTGTAAATAAATTTCATGCCATTCAACCTTCTTATCCCCAATGACCTCACGAACCTTACTTCGGATTCGTGTAACAAGCTTCTCATCAGGTTTCTCTTTGGTTCCAGTAAAAATCCCAAGGAACCAATCAACCTTTTTCTCATCTAAACATTCCTGGTCTGGACGTGGTAGGCCGCCTTTAACCGAGATTAACA